TATAAAAAAAAATTGATAGCTAATAGTATAATGGAGGAACCCCATAGTTTGGTTAATTCAGCAATGCAACAGCATACTCTCTCCGATGAATGGTGTCTGTGGGCCCACTTGCCACATGATACTGACTGGTCTTTGAATAGTTACAAGAACATCTTCAGCATTAAGACTGCTGAAGAGGCAATTGCTTTAAATGAAGCAGTGCCGTCAAGATTGGTGAATAATTGTATGTTGTTTATAATGCGAAAAGGAATTACACCTCTATGGGAGGATCCCAAAAACAGAAGCGGTGGGTGTTTCTCATATAAAGTGAGTAACAAATCTGTGTATGAATGTTGGAAGAGTCTCACATATAATTTAGTAGGTGAGAGTTTATCCAATAACAAAACTCTACAACAAGATATAACGGGAATTACTATTTCTCCGAAAAAAAACTTTTGTATCATTAAAATTTGGTTGTCTAAGTGTAATTTTCAAGATGCTTCCCTTATTAATTGTAATAGTGGCATCGACGCACACGGATGTCTATTCAAAAAACACGCCCCAGAATATTAAAGAGAATAAAACGCAAATAAAAATAAACAACTGTATTTACCCACATAACATATTTACCCACAAAGAACAAACAATATTATGTAAACAAGTTAAAAAATAGTCGTTGTATATACATAATACTTACAATGACTATATCAAATGTGCGAATCCAATTAAATTACTATTATTTTTTTGTCGGTATGACTGGTATTTTTAACAAAATATCACAGAATATGCGTTTATTATTTAGGAAATAAATTTATTATTCAACAATCAAATGTAAATAATATTATAATACATAATATATTATTATTTAATATATTATTTATTTTGTGTGTATAAAATATAGATGTCTACATTCTTGAGTTGGTGTAGTGGAGATTCTTGTAAAAAAATGTCAGGTATTATGAATAAGCTCAATACTATGTTGAAATCGCTAACAGAAAAACCGATTAGTGAAGATACATTAAATGAACGAGTTAATATCGAAAATAAATTATATGAATTGATAAATGAATACATTCTCGATAATGGGTTAGAAATTACATATGAACATATAGAGCAAATGTTAACCAATCTACCAATAGTAAAGGAAACTATAAAAACGATGTATATTATGCATTATAAAGAGATGGGTAACGAAAGATATAGAGAAATATCAAGTGATATTAACAGTTTAAATAATTCTGTCTATATAATGACTATTGCGGAAATTATGTGTGATAATGAAGGTCCTTCTTTTATGTTCAGCTATGATAGAGAAGAAATCGATGAACAAATTGCTAAGTGTAATATATCTGAGCCAAGCAAACCTCGCAAACAATTACCTTATTCAACTGTTGATGGAAATATAAAGAGATATACTACTATTGCTACCGGTCCTATGAAACGAGGTGGCAAAGGAAAAATGCGCAAAACTGCGTCCAAGCACAAGAGCAAGAGCAAGAGCAAGAAAACAGTCCATCGTGCTACTAAGCGCCGTCTTCATACTCGCAAACATGGTAACGCAAAAAATAAACGCCATGTTAAAAAACACACAAAGCGCGCATAATATTATGGATTTTGTAGAAGTATATAATTACAAGTAATAAAATAAACTATTAATTAAAGTTTATTTTATTTTACACCATTACACATTTGAAATTATTTATTTTTGTAATATTTCTTACCTCTCGTTTTCTTGCCTCGCTGCTTCTTAGTTCGTATCTTCTTGCTTCGCGACTTCTTACCTCGCGACTTCTTGCGAGTTCTTCCGCCAAGAATATTACATCCTACACCACGACATTTTGGAGTAACACCTATTACTTTATCAACTTCATCCAATTCTACATTTACATCACACCACGAGCTACCTACGACAGTTAGTCTATCAAACTCTTTCAATTTTACATTTAATCTATCTTTTAAAATAGGTACTAAATTATAGTTAGAAACACTAGGATACCGTATTCTATAACTATTATACAAGGCTTTTTCATCAGAATATCCTGGCCTATCTATATTTTCCCATAAAGTTAGTCTAAGCATTAAATTGCTAATCGTCAGAATTTCTTTTAGAACTTCATTATCTTTATTTTGTAAAACGTAACATTTTCTATTCCACAAGCCAGACGGGTCAGCATTAATATCTAACATAAACTTTAGCCCTCTTCCTAATACTTTATTGATAATGTCGCCTTGGGAAGTCTCTGATAAATCCGCCCGCATTGGAATACATTCTTTAGTATCAAAACATAGCTCGTTCCATAAAGTGTCATCTCTTAAAAATCCCAACCCGGTATAACTGTAAAAAGCAGATAAATTTTTATACCCACCCACCAATTCTAACAAGCACTCCTGATTAATGCTCGGATTGGCTTTTATACAATATAAACATGCTCCCATAAGTAGACTTCCCTTTACGCTATTCGGTTTAACACATATTACTTTTACACACCATGATTTGGGGCTCTCTATACATTCACCCCTTTCAACGACAATGACACCCACAATCGCATTGGACTTATCTGCTAATATTAGTGCCGGGTCAACATCATCTGAACGAATCTCAATTTGCGTATCAATCGCAAATAATATGTCATAATTAATTTTCTTAGGCCTAGCACCCGCATCATCATCTTCATCATCAGCATCATCCTCATCCGCATCCGCCTCATCCTCATTATCTTTCGTACGCATACCGATTGCTGACCGCATTGCGTTTTCGGTATATCCACTATGGACACTACTATCAGTAGTACAAGGGTTCGCACTCTTTATCAATTCAGCCATAACTGTTTTATAATCGGCATACTGCTGCTTGTCTATAATATTATCCGCGTCATCTTCTGTGAAGCCAAAAACCATTCATGAAATGTCGATCGATTATATAATTTATAATTTGATAATAACTGAGATACATGATTACTATATTCGTCTATTTTCGTCTTTGAGAATAGCGACATTATTATATAATAAATAGAAAAATATTATATAATAGTGCATAATGTTACCTAAACTGTTATTTACACCATCGGAATTATAAACATTTTACATTTCAAATGCCAATTATTTAATTTAAATAGTCTTCAAGTAAGATAGATATTGAGCAAGTTGAAGTTAATCCATTATAAAGAGCCATACTACCAAATGCCATTAAAATAATTAATGGTAAAATATTAATTTTCTTCAGTAAATTTTCTGTCCTTAATTGTATATAAATGTATATTCCTACTGATAGCATTATTATTCCCAGAATTGTCTGAATAATTCTCATAACACTATAAAAATTAAACGAATTACTTCCAACAATATTTATTCTCATATCAGTATTTCCATCTATAGAAACATTATTTGAACCATATTCTAAATTAGAAAACTGAAGTTTTTGATTGACTTTAATTCGTTTATGGTCATTAAAATATTTATTTTTAATAAATCGTGACCTATTTGCCGATTGACATACAATATATATTTCGTCAACATATTCTAAATGGTTAATAATCGTGTCAGCATTAAATCTTATCATATTCATCGGAATGTTATAAAAACTATATTCTTGAGATTGGTCAAAATGTTTAGAATAAACTTCATCACTTTTACGAATATCAATAAACAGATATTTCATAATATATATGTATATATTTATTATGAGTTTTACCAATTATAACAAAACCATTGAATTACATAAATAATCGGCGCTTGAAATGTAAAAAGGTGTAAAATTTTTCTGTTTAATCAATGGTCTAATCGCTATTCTTAGATGGAAGAGGACTCAAACACAGCTTAATGGTACCCAAACTGGCAACATAATACTTGACCACCAACGGCAAATCATTCTCCAAATACATTTCAATTTGACTACAAAGATTTGTACATTTGATGAAATATCCAAGGTTCTTTAGCGAAAATTCGCCTTGAATAATTTTACTCGAATCTTGTTTTTCGATGAATTCCATTCCACCAGTCGATTCTTCACGCTTCACCTCTGCCGTAGCAAATTGACCCTCGCATCTAAAAATCAATTCATTGCCAACCGATTTAATCTCCAATCTCTCCGAAATACACGACAAATCGCGAATAATCTTTTGAAAATCAGCGGATGGAAGGTTAATAACGGAAGAAAAGTGGACATTCGGCTCCTCAAACTCATCTGAGTCGGGTTCAATTAATCGAAGTTTTTGGGTCTTACATTGTTTAATGTCACCATTCTCAAACTTCAATCCCAAAAAGGATACAATACCATCATAATAATCGCAATTTTCAATATAAATGGTCAAAGTATCATCGTTATCAATAGAGTTGATAAGTTTAAATAGATGGAACATATTTACACCGACAACGATTTTATCCTTGTTACATTCATAATGCTCAAAATTCTCGGCAGCCAAGAATAGATGGGCTAACATAGTATGTGATTTATCCATATTGATGATGCGAATACCATCCTTTTTAAAAGTAATATTCGTTTCCAATAAAATATCCTTAAGGGCGGTCATCAATGTGCGAAATGGCGCGATTTGAACTGTTTTAATTGTCAAGACATTGTTTGAAGTATTCATTCCTATAATTATTTTTTATGTAAAAATCTTTAAATACTTATGCGTTTATATTTAAAATTTTAGTAAGTTATAAATATAGTTGTTTTAGCAATTTACTGTGCGCAAAAATATATATTCGATAGTATAAATATTGGTCGTATTAGTGGTATTAGTGGTACTAGATTTTTGACATATTATTTTATAGATATATATTAATAATGAAAATGAATGTAGACGGAATAAAATATAAGAAAAATGGGTTCAAATATAAAAAAAATGGATGGACGTATATCTCTATTCAAGGCGAACCATATGAACGAGGATTCGCACATGGATCATTATTAAAAGCAGAAATCAAAAAGTGTATTTCTACTATGGAATGGAATTTATATGATTCACATGGACTAAAAATGGACTTCTTCAAAGAAGTTAGTAATTTCTTTTTTAAAAAAACGATCGAAGAACATTTTCCAGAATATTTTACTGAAATGAAAGGTATAGCAAAAGGCGCAAAAGTTGATTTAGACGATTTGATATTATGGAACAATTTTGCTTCTTTAGATTATGCTCTACCAAAATTAAAGGTTTATTTGGAATATATGCCACATCTTACTAAAAAATACGGCCATTTACTAGAAGCCTTACCGTCTATCGGACAATTGGAAGGTGGGTCAAAAGACAAATGCTCCGCTTTTATGGCACTAGGTGATTATACACATGATGGCAAGATTTGTTGCGCCCATAATTCTTTTGATAATTTTATTGATGGACAAAATTTCAATATTATCATCGATATTAAGCCATCCAAAGGTCATCGAATGTTATTTCAAGGCGCACCTGGCTATATTTCAAGTCAAACCGATTTTTTCATCAATAGTAAGGGATTTATAGGTACAGAAACAACAATAGGTGGATTCAATGCTTATAAACATGGGGATCCGATTACTTGTAGAATACGAAATTGTATGCAATATGCCAATAGTTTAGACGAATATGTGGAATTTTTAAAGAAGGAGAATTCTGGCGACTATGCCAACTCATGGCTTATAGGCGATACAAAGAATAATGAAATCATGCGCATCGAATTAGGTCTTGAATTTGTTAATGTAGAGAGAAAAAAGAATGGTTATTTTATTGGATTTAATGCGCCATATGATCCACGAATTCGAAATTTAGAATGTGTGAATAGTGGATTCGATGATGTTCGCAGACATCAAGGTGCTAGAAAGGTTCGTTTAGAGCAATTAATGGAAGATAACAAGGGAAAAATCAATATTGAATTAGCGCAAGAAATTATTGCTGATCATTATGATGTCTATTTAAATAAAATAAATCCATGCTCCAGAACAACGTGCTCTCATTACGAACTAGACGAACGTGCTTATATGAGTCAAGCAGATAGACCATTACCATATCAACCAAGAGGTGCTGTTGACGGATGTGTAGCAGATACAGAATCTTGTAGCAAAATGGGTTTCTATGGAAGATGGGGGTCGTCGTGCGGTACATCATTTAATGTCAAAGAATTTATACAGCTACATAGACAATGGCAAAGGTATGAGCCATATTTGGATGATAGACCATCGCAGCCATGGACATACTTTACATCAGCAGATAAAGCAACCGGCAGTGGACATTCAACCAAGACCAAGAAACACTTTAAAATGAAGAAGGTCGAGAGAAATACAAAGAAAAAGAAAATACATACATAAAAACAAAAAGCTATTATTAGATAAAAACAAAAAGCTATTATTACATAAATAATGAAAGATCATAATAATTATTTATGTGAAGACCATAAAATATACGGAAATACTGCTATTTATTTCCCACTAAGTCCATGCCGTTCTACTTGTTTGAATTGTAAAAAGAAAAATGTTTCTGGCTACACAAATCCAAATCACGGTTCTAATCCATTTGGATACTGTTATCTTTGTCCCCCAATGTGTGTAACTTGTTCTATTGCGCAGAAAAAATGTATGTGGTGTGGGTAGTGAACAGATTGTTTAAACGTCTATCTTCAGCTACATGTGCCTCTACCACTCTATCTACATATGATAAATACTAATCATTATTTTACAAACCATTTAAAATGATTTTCATATATTAAATAAACATGGAAAACAATGGAATCAATGAAAACAAATATGTCAACGATGCTAATGAACTGACAAAAATAGTGACCGATTTATATTTTAAATATCAAGACAATCCGATTATTTTCAATAAAATGACACAATATATTGAAAATTTACCAGAATTGTTGGAAACCGCAAATAATACGATTATTGAACGAGCCGAAAGAAAAACAAAGCTAGAATGCGAGTCGGAAACATTCATTCATAAATTTCTTCATAACCACAAATTTTATTATCATGTTTCATCTGACATCTTTTTCGAATATAAAGACAATAAATATATATTAATTCGTGAGGATGATGTTCAACATACTATCTTGTCTACAATTAGTGCGAATAAAACACTAATGGATTGGAAGCATCGTTTGAAGGTGACAATTCTAAAAAAAATAAAGGATCGTGACATATTTTCGTGTATCCCAGAATCAGAAACGATTCAATCAGTCATCAATCGTTTATGCCCTTCTATATGCGATTCGAGAGAAAAGGCAAAATATTTTTTAACAGTTTTGGGCGATATATTGATGAAGCGAAGTCAACTTGTCTATTTCCTACACCCCAAGACGAAACCGTTTCTTAAAGAGCTAAGTAATTTGTCTTGTATGTTGTTTGGAACGCCCAATTTGCTGAATATTTTTAAATTTAAATATTATGATCATAATTTTACTGAGTGTCGTCTTGTAGATATTCAAGAAGCAACAAATTTAGATACATGGACCACTTATATTAAGGAAGAAAATGCTCTAGATTTATTTTGCGTTGCTGCGCATTATTCTACTAGATATGAAGGTGCTGATAATTTCTTACAAGAACATTGTAAGGACGAAACGTTAAAAACATATGCATTATATATTAAGAATAATAATGAGAAGCAGATAATCAATCATTTCTTTGATAAAAATATTGAACATAGTGACGATTGTTCAATCTCTTGGAAGAATATGCAGTATTTATGGAAACAATTTATTGAAGCTGAAAAATTACCCAATGTGTTTTTTACAAATACATTGAAACTGCGATTAATAGATAAATTAAAATATGACGGACATAAGGATGTATTCATGGATTGTACGAGTAAGTTATTACCTAATGTGAGTAAATTTATTCAATTTTGGAATGATAATATCGAAAGCAATATGGGAGAAAAAATAGATACTAACGATGTTGAAAGTATCGATAATAGTAATGATAATATTGATATAACAGGTAACGCTATTAGCGAGATTGGTAGCAACGATAGCAGCGATAATAACAATGAAGAATTAGAAATAGATGAACTATGCTCTTTATTTACGTATTATACAAAGACGAATATCAATGAAAAGAGTATATTGGATCTAATCAAGCATTATTATCCAGATACCTATATTGAAGATGATAAATATCTACTACATACTAGATGTAAACTATGGAATAAGAAGCAAGATATACTCAAGTCGCTTCAAAAGTACAAGGCCACTAGTCCGAGTGCGAATGCGAATGTGGAAATTTACACGGAAGAAATCCCGATCAATGAACTGTATCAATTTTATTGTATTGGTAAGAACAAGTTTACCGTTAGCAAACGCTATTTTGAAAAATTTATCAAGGAAGAGTCACAGCTCTATATTATAGAGGACAACTTTATCAAAGTTGAATCTTTCAGTAACATATAACATATAGACTAAATACACAGAGCTAAAATAAAAATAATATTAATAATATCGATAACAATAATTATATCGTTATCAATATTTTACACAATTCGTACAGTATATGTATTAGCATTACTTACGTATTCGTTTAGATTTGCTCAATTTCTTCATTTTTCTAGTTTTTTTCATTTTTCTGGATTTGTGCGATTTGCTCGATTTTTTCATTTTTCTGGATTTGTGCGACTTTCCTCCCTTTTTATCATCTATGACTGTTGTTTCACTTAACCATATAGGTATATCAGACAAAACAACTTTTTCTCCCGTCCATTTCTCTTTGTATTCATTCGCATAAACATATGGCTTATTATGTGTTGATGATATATGTATTTTATAGTTTGGGTCATTTTCGATTATCCATCCCAATTTAGTAGCATCATCGAGTGAAATAGAGCGTAAAGTTTTCTTTGTTAATGCGTCACGTATAAAATTTCTTTTTTGGAAAAGCTCATTTCGTTCTGTATTTTTTCGCCTAAAATCTTCGAGCGCTAATTTATATGTCTCATCGTTTCTATGATAATCACCTAAATCGTTACGATATTTTTGTATTTGAGATAGAATTACGGCATTAGTCGATTCGTCACCCTTTCGTGTTTTAATTCGTATATTCAAGTCGCCGTTTTCTCGAAACCAATTTCGTTGCCATTCGTGATCCAAACGATCTAGTTCGAATGATGTTGACTTTTCATCAGTAGGCATAGGATATATTTCCACAAATTGTATTTGCTCTTTTTTTGGAACATAATCATCACGCACTCTTGTTTCTTCAGTCAATCTAGAATCATATGGCATTCTACCACGTTCAGTTACCATATATTTTGAAGTATCCTTATGATAACTTGCTTCGGTCATGGCTCTATATATATTATACCTATAAAGAATACACCGACCATAAAGAAATATGAAAGACTAAATAAATAATAGTAGTTATTTGAATTATTATTTATTTATTTATTTTGTTTACTTAGTTTGTTGCTAAAGTAATTTACTTTTTGTGAGAGCGACGCTTGTGTGTACCTCTCTTTTTTCCCTTCTTGGTGACTGTTCCGAATACACCACTGCCCTTGGGTTGAAGATGACCAGCAAGATGCTTTTGAGTCTTGGCGATCTCACTCTTCTTCTTGGAAACAATTCTGCCACGATGCATCTTCAAACTGACCTTGTGTAATCCACCAGCAGTTTTGTAAGCAGTTCCGTGCCAAACTTGAGCACGAGAACCCTCTAATAATTCGTAAGTATGTCCATGTATGTGGTATTTGCCATCGGCACCTTTATCGTGTCTCTTGACCATTTATAAAAGTTAGAGAGAAAAAAATATTATATTTCTAAAACTAATCAACGCACTAAAATAAAATACAAGTATTGAGACAAAAGTAAACTAAAAATACAAGTATAATGCTAAAACAATAAAATACTAAAATACTAAAATACTAAAAGGTATTTCTTGGTGATTGACCATATCCGACTGGACCACCCGTTCTCTGCGAATAAGCATTTGTGGGAGCATATATTTGTGTCCAAGTAGCATTTCTCATCTGCGATTGAACGCTAATTAATGTGCTTATTCGCTGCATAGCTGTAGCACGGTTATTCATTACATATCCATTTTGAAAATTAGTTTTGGTTATTTTACAATTAGCAAGTCTTGAAGTACATATCTGAATTGGTCCGTACCCATTGTTTTGATATTGTACAGGTTGTTGTGTAGGTGCTGGTGGTTGAGGTGCTGGTGGTTGAGGTGCTGGTGGTTGAGGTGCTGGTTCCCCGTATAAAATAACGTCAGTATTCATCGCTCCATAAAAGTTCGGATATGTCTGCTCTGTTAGTTTTAAATTATTTATATATTCACTATATACCTTAAGATTTTGTATACCATTAAATGCGTTATTTCCAATTGTTTGAACACTTGGTGGAATATTAATTTCGGATATCTTCGAATAACTAAACGCAAAATTGCCTATACTAGTAACACTTTCTGGTATAATATACGACGATTTTGTATTGCCACTTGGATATTGTATTAAGGTTGTATAATTTACATCGAATAAAACACCGCTGTTATCCGAAGCATAATAAGAATTTCCTTGTGCTACATTGATGGTTGCTATACTGGAGTTACCGAACGCATTTTGACCGATGCTTGTTACGGATGCCGGTATTGTTATTGTCGTTAATGTGTTCTGACTAAACGCAAATGCGCCAATATTGGTAAGTTGCGAATTTGACGCAAATGTTATTGAAGTGATACTTTGCGTATTATTGAAAGCATATTCATCAATGCTTGTTACTGAGGCTGGGATTGTTACTGACGTTAATGATGTTGTCAAATTGAACGCATATGCGCCAATATTGGTAAGTTGCGAACCAGACGCAAATGTTACTGTCGTCAAATATTGCGCATTATAGAACGCATACTCACCAATACTTATCACAGATGATGGAATGATTACTGATGTTATTGCGGTCATGCTGAACGCATTTGCCTCAATACTAGCGACTGTTGTTGGTATAATATAAGAAGTTTGTATGTTAATATTTGGATATTGTATTAAGGTTGTATAATCTACATTGAATAAAACACCACTACTATCCGAAGCATAATAAGTATTTCCTTGTGCTACCGTTATTGTTTGTAAACTTGATATAGATTTGAACGCATATTCTCCTATGTTTGTAACAGATGACGGGATGGTTACTGATGTTATAATATTATTATATCCAAACGCATTTGCTTCAATGCTTGTATATCCAGATATTAATACATTTGTCTGTGTAGTCAATTGAGCAAAAACAATAGCTTGTGTTAATTCACCAGAACCACTAAATAATATTGTATCAAGCGATGATATATTAACATTTGATGCACCATAAAATGTCTGACCACTACCAAAAGTTAAACCTAGTAAAGTAATGGTCGCGTATAATGTAAATACAATTGATGTTATATTGGTATTTGCAAACGCATTTGCGCCAATGCTTGTTACTGAGGCTGGGATTGTTACTGATGTTAATATAGTTGCTCCATATAACGCGTTTTCTACAATAGTAGTAACACCATCTGGTATAATATAAGAAGTTAGTGCGTTACCTATTGGATATTGTATTAAGGTTGTACCATTAATATCGAATAAAACGCCATTACTATCAGAATCATAATAACTATTATCTTGTGATACTGTGATTGCTGTTAAACTTGACATAGGATTGAACGCGGATTGTCCTATGCTTGTGACAGATGACGGTATGGATATAGATGTTATATATAGAGCATAACTAAAAGCATTTGCTGCTATGCTAGTTACTGTATTGGGTATAGTTACGGATGTTAAGAATAGTATGACACTTTGAAACGCATTTGATCCAATGCTTGTATATCCATCTATGATTATATTTGTTATATATGATGTCCCAATACCATTAGAAACAATAGCTTGTGTTAAAACACCAGATCCGCTAAATGTTATAGTTGTTCCGTTTACAGTTGTTGACATTATTTATATTTATATAACATTACTAATAAAATTGAAATAAATTAAACATTAATAATTATTTCATACTATTATAGTAAATATGACAACTCAAGAGTCACTTTCCAAATATCAGAAGTTAACCGACAAGGAACACATCTTAAAAAAACCAGACACATATATTGGTTCCATTGAAAATACTGACCATGAAGATTATATTTTCAACGATGACAAGATTGTTTCCAAGGAATTCCAATACATTCCCGGTCTGTATAAATTGTTTGATGAAGGCATCGTAAATTGCCGTGATCATGTGATTCGCCAAGCTCAAGCCGTCAAGGATAATATAGCAAATGCTTTACCAGTTACAAATATTGAGATTACAGTTGACGAAGATGGCACAATTCACATGTATAATGATGGAAACGGTATTGATGTGGCCGAGCATCCAGAATATAAAATTTGGATTCCAGAGATGATTTTCGGTCATTTGAGAACATCTACCAATTACGATGAACAAAAAAAGGAGAAAATTGTTGGAGGCAAAAACGGATTCGGATTCAAGTTGGTATTAATTTGGTCGACATGGGGAAAAGTCGAAACTGTTGATCATGTAAGAGGTCTAAAGTATATCCAAGAATTCAAGAATAATTTGAATGAAATTAGTAAACCATCTATTACTAAATGTAAGACTAAGCCATATACTCGCGTCTCTTTCAAGCCAGATTATAAACGGCTAGGTATTCAAGGATTAACAGCCGATATGCTTTCGCTTTTCAAGAAGCGCGCGTATGATGTATCCGCTATTACAGACAAAACAATCAAGGTAAAGTTCAACGGACAATTACTCCCATGTAAGAATTTCGAGCAATATATTGATTTATATGTCGGTTCTAAAACAGATGTAAAGCGCGTGTATGAATTGGCAAATGACCGTTGGGAATACGCGGTTTGTCTCGCGCCCAAGGACGAATTCCAACAAGTCAGTTTTGTAAATGGTATTTGTACATCAAAAGGCGGCAAGCATGTCGAATACATTATGAACCAAATCATTCGCAAGTTGTCCGCATATATTAAGTTAAAGAAGAAGGTAGATGTCAAGCCGAATACAATTAAAGAACAACTCATGCTATTCTTAAGATGCGATATTGAAAATCCGTCGTTTAATAGTCAAACAAAGGACGAGCTTGGAACTGCCGCAAGTTCATTCGGATCAAGTTGTACGGTTAGCGATACGTTTATTGAAAAAATCGCCAAGATGGGCGTCATGAATGCGGCATGTGCTTTGACCGAAGTAAAGGAAAACAAGGCTGCCAAGAAGACGGATGGCACAAAGACTAAAAGTATTCGTGGTATCCCCAAGCTAATTGATGCGAATTTTGCGGGAACTGCCAAGTCTGGACAATGTACGCTCATCTTATGCGAGGGAGATTCAGCCAAGGCTGGTATTGTTTCTGGACTGTCAAAAGAAGATAGAAATATTATTGGTGTATATCCAATGAAGGGTAAGATTTTCAATACAAGAGGTGAAACGCTAAAGCGCATCAGTGAAAACAAGGAAATTATTGAAATAAAGCAAATATTGGGTCTTGAAGCGGGTAAGAAATATACGAAGGAAACCGCTTCCAGTACGCTAAGATATAATTCGGTGTTATTTATGACCGACCAAGATTTGGATGGCTCGCATATCAAAGGACTAGGTTTAAATCTATTTCAAGACCAGTGGAACTCATTGTCTACGCTGGACAATTTCATTGGATTTATGAATACACCGATTTTAAAGGCAAAGAAGAACGGACAAGAATTGCTGTTTTACAATGACGGTGAATATAAGAAATGGACGAATGAAAATGATACCAAGGGGTGGGCCATAAAATATTATAAGGGTCTTGGTACAAGTACTAGTAAAGAATTCAAAGAATATTTTGCGAATAAAAAGATTGTGTATTTTACTCATGATGGAGCGAGTAGTGATAATATCGTAGATATGGTATTTAATAAAAAGCGTACAGAAGAGAGAAAAGAATGGTTGACAAATTATGATAGAAATAGCTATTTGGACACTAATGATAATAAGGTAAGTTACACTGATTTCGTGAATAAGGAACTCATTCACTTCTCCAAATATGATTGTGAACGATCTATTCCAAATATGATGGATGGATTGAAGATTAGTTTGAGAAAAATTCTATATAGTGCGTTTAAAAAGAACTTGACGAGTGAAATCAAGGTGGCGCAATTTAGTGGATATGTGTCTGAGCATTCTGGATATCATCATGGTGAGGCAAGTTTGAACGCGGCAATTGTGGGTATGGCGCAAGATTATGTTGGAAGTAATAATATTAATCTGCTTATGCCTAATGGACAATTTGGGTGTATTGACCCAGAAACACCAGTATTATTATGGAATGGCAATATTGAAAAGGCTAAAAATATAAAGGTGAATGATAAATTAATTGGAGACGATGGAGAATGTAGAACAGTTTCAAAACTAACCAGTGGCATTGATGAAATGTATGAAATTTCAAATGGAAACATGGATAATTATATAGTGAATAGTCATCACATTTTAACAGTATATTATTCTGGACATAAATCAATATTTTGGAAAAATTCATCTAATTCATGGTTTATGAATTATTTTGATGATAATACAAAAAGTGCTAAAAGTAAAAGTATTCGGACAATTGACTCGGTCGACGGAATACATAAAAATAAATCGTCTTTAACAAAAGAAGAAGCTTACAACAAAATCTTAGAATTTTCAAAATCAATTCCAGATAATAACATATTTGATATAAATGTTCAGCAATATTTAGCTTTACCAAATAGTACAAAAACTCATATAAAAGGAGTAATTAATACAGAAGTTGTTCAATGGACCGAACAATATTTACCAATCGACCCTTATATATTAGGATTATGGTTAGGTGATGGAATGAGTGATTGTCATGCGTTTGCGAGTATGGATAGTGAGATTATTAAAACATGGGCTATCTGGACAGATACCATCGGATGCGAGATATGTCATGTTAAAAATATTCCCCCTCATGAAAATCATTCCTTTTATATTAGGCGAAGAGGTTCATCGTATGGAAAGAGATCATCTATAGGCGACTTGTCTCATAGTAGCACTATATGTGAAGGATGTATAACTTCAAAACATACATGTAACGCATGTGATTGGACTTTTGATAAAAAAACGGATACGATTAATTGTAACGGAACAAATATTAATGGACGTAATGTTGTTAATCTTAATCCATTTAAAGAATTACTTAAGAGACATGATCTATATAAAAACAAACACGTTCCAATTAATTATATAATAAATTCAGAGAAAAATAGATTAGAATTGTTAGCTGGTATGATTGATACGGATGGAAGATTAAAAAAACAGGAGGATAGTTATAGTTATGAAATTTCTCAGTGTGAAAAAAGAAAGCATATACTAGAATCGTTTAGAATTATTGCTGGCTCGTTAGGTTTTAGAGCAAAAATATACGGAACTAGTGGGTTATTTACATTATCCATTACAGGAGATAATATTCATAAAATTCCAGTAAAACTTCAGAGAAAACAAATTGTATCTCAAACACGATTAAAAAATACTCATAAAATACATAAAATTGAAATTAAAAGTGTTGGAATGGGACCATTTTGTGGATGGAATATTGATAAAAATGAAAGGTTCTTGTTAGGTGATTTTACAATTACACATAATACGCGTCTTCAAGGAGGCAAAGATTCAGCGAGTGAAAGATACATCTTTACTCAGTTGAATCCAATTACCAGATATATTTACAGAAAGGAAGATGACGCTGTATTGGAATATTTGGAAGATGATGGTTTTCCAGTTGAACCGATGTTTTATGTTCCTATTATTCCAATGATTTTGGTCAACGGAGGTAAAGGAATTGGAACTGGATTTAGTACAGATATATTGTCTTATTCTGTAGACAATTTGATTTCCTATTTACAACGCAAGTTGAAGGGTGAATCTACAGAAGACATTGTATTTAGTCCACAGTATAAAGGGTTTACTGGAACATGTCAAGAGATGGAAGGTAAAAAGTATATTGTCAAGGGCACTTACCAAAAACTCAATGATAAAAAGGTTCGTATCACTGAATTGCCAGTAGGATATTGGACTGATGATTTTAAGCAGCATATTGAAAATTTGATGGAAGCGGATAAAAACAAGAAGAACAAGGCTTTTGTCAAAGATTATAACGATATGAGCACGGATACAACGGTAGATATTGAAATTACATTCAATGAACCCATTGATGAGTCATTGGATAGTTCAAACATGTATAATAATTTTGAGAAGCTCATGAAATTGTACACTTCATTAAGCACAAATAATATGCACTTGTTCAACGATGAGGAGAAATTGATGAAGTTTGATAATGAAAAAGAAATTGTCGACAGTTATTTCCCAGTTCGACTTAAGTATTATCAAAAGAGAAAGGATTATATGGTGGATGCTCTTCAAAAAGAATTGACTCTGCTTTCTAATAAAGCAAGATATATTCAAGAGAATTTAGATGGAGAAATTGACTTGAGAAAGAAAAAGAGAGAGGAAATCTTAGAAATGATGGTTGCGCGAAAGTATGCCGTAATTGAAGATGATACTGATTATAAATATTTGCTTAAAATGCCAATGGATAGCGTGAGTGCGGAAAACGCGGAAAAACTAATAAATGACAGAATTAATAAGGAAGCCGAACTGTGTGCTATTCAATCCACAACTATTGAAAATATGTGGTTGAAAGATTTGGATGAACTTAAACAATACTTGGATGCTCCCAAAACAATCAAGGTGAAGAAGATGGTTAAGAAATAGAAAATAAAAAATAGAAAATAAAGAAAGAAAATATTTACACATATGGACATTTATGGCACTCCCAATAAATTTTCTTCTGCTATAACTTGACATTCTTCACAACATACTAATATTTTTCTTCCGATGTATCTAATATCACGATGAAGTATATCAATGAGATAAATATCACAATTCCAACATGTATATTGTATGTGATGAATATAATCAAAGACTTCCTTCATTTTTTTTCTATGTTCAGCATTAAACATATAGATTAAAATTTGTAACTCTTTTGGTAAACGATTTATTCTTTTAGATAGAATATTATTTTCCATTTTTTGATAATTCACATATAATTAACAATTGTATTATATACTATAATTAAATCAATTTTTTTTAATTGTATACTATAATGGGAGTACACTTTACAGACAAGTATTCACTTTTACATTTTGCGGTAGGTATAGTTGTATATTATTGGAACATGTCATTTTTTCTGTGGTTCATAATACATATGATATTTGAATATATTGAAAATACAACATATGGTATGAAAATTATTAATAAATTTGTATTTTGGCCTGGTGGCAAAGATGATGCCGACAATATATTAAATAGAGTAGGTGACCAATTTTATGCCGTAATCGGTTGGTATCTAGCATATGTTATTTGTAATATGTAAAGTTACCTATCTACATATTAGTTAGTATTAGTATTAGCTACTATTAGTATTAGTATTAGTATTGTGTACATGCTAAATTAAAACCAACGCTTTAATTCCAATGTTTTATTGTTGAAATCTGGCTGTGTTGGTCTATCAATAGGAGTGTACATTGTACTGACATCGCGTTTATAATTAATGTACGCTTGTGCTTCACTGTATATGTGTTTAACACAATATAATACTACTAAATCATTTAACGCTTGAATTTGTTCAGTAATTTGATTTGGTAAATTAGTAGAACTCTGAAGGAAAATACTTCTCATAATAATTTTCAAAGTGTCACAGTTTTGATTATCAATAACGTATTGTTGGTTAGACACTTCATATACACCGGCACGAATCGCGTTTTGAATAATCTGCATATTCTCTTTACTGAAAAATGCTAGAGACAATGTAGAATCTTGGAAATTACCAGTCATGGCTTCGTGAAATGTAGAACAGTCACTATTAACCGGTATTTTATCAAACAATGAAAATTGATTTGTATTTGGACCAATTATATTTAATCTTCCATTTGTAGTTGAACAATTCATTATATATATATAATAACTAGAAAAATTATATCTATTTAATTTATAATGGAGTATAATTTTCAAAAGATTGTCTTAACTATCGCAATTGTAGTATTTATTATATTAATGATTTTTATAGCTACTGTATTGTACAATAGTAAATTTAATGTTAAATTTCCACCAAATGTATCACAGTGCCCAGATTACTGGATCGATCAACAAACGCCTCCCGAATCCGGAAGCATTAGCAATACATCTAATCAAACATGCGTAAATGTTAAAAATTTAGGAAATATGTCTTGTAGTAAAACTATGAATTTTACAGACAGCTTTTGGCAAGGTCCTACTGGTGACTGTAATAAAAGTAAATGGGCAAAATCGTGTGATTTGACATGGGATGGCATTACAAACAAACCAGATATTTGTAAATTATAAGTAAATTTATTCACTGTTCGCGTTTCACTCTTCGCTGTTGATATTTACTAAAAATACAAAATGTAATTATACTTTGGATTATAATTACATTATATTACATTCTCGTGATTGTCTTTAATCGCGCTTTTGCTTACTTGATCGCCTTTGTTTGTTAGATTTATTTCGTCTAGTAATTCTTTTTTTGTGAACAACATCGCGCTTATTTTTACGAAAAGTTTTACGACCGCCTTCTTTTTTTTCTTTTTTACCACACCACTTACCCCAACAACTTTCCTCTTCTGTTGTCACTTGAACTGGCACCCGCGTAGACACCGTACTAGATGTACCCTCTCTGTCCATAGTTTCAGTAGACCTTGTTGGCATATCAATCGACTGAATAGTAATAGTATTACTTCTATCATAATTATTGACATTTTCGTTAAAACTAGCAATCTCGCCATTAGCAACCCTACGTTTTATAGCGCTTTCACTAACAAATGAAGTTTGTTCTATACGTGCTTCTGTAAGATTTCGTATTATAGGTATTATGGCAGCATATCTATCAAATATATCTTGTGTAAGAGTCCAATCGGGCGAAACATAATTTCTATCATTCCATCCCCAATAACTTCTAAAGGATGGACCATATAAATATTGTAAAAGGGTTATTAGTTGTGGTCTATCGTATGATCCTTTCATTTTAAAAGATATGGAATTTATAATATAGTCCATATAACTCAGAAATCGCATAATATTTATCATATTATTAACTACTGTAGCTAGTTGATTGGTTCTACTTATATATAAATCTGTAACTGTATATTTCTTATATGTATCTAGATCGACATCATAGTCATGTCCAGTAAGTTGGTTATAATAACCCTTTATCTCTTCATATATATCCTTTTTAAAATCTAGTACTCTTCCAAAATCTATTAAAACTGTTCCGGGGTTGCTTGGCGTTGTACTTGCTAATACATTTCCTGCATGGGAATCAAAATTTAATTTTTTTGATTTTAAAAACAATATGAGTGTCTGTGCTATAGCATATTGGCATCCACTAATATATGTGTATTCTCCGATCGGAATATCAGCCAATTCTGTGTAAGTAGGTTCTGCCAATTCCATAGTTATCATACCAAGACGTCTATTTTTTGATGAATCTAAACAATTTAAACCTATATATCGCAACATTTCACTGATAGTTCGTGAATTATGTTTCTTATTTAATTCCATTAGCAATATTCTAGTACTTCTTTTATCAAAATGTGAAAAATCGATAATTGACAAAGTAATCGGGTTTCCATTTGGACTAAGAGTATCTATATAAATTTGCTGCTGTGTGTCTGCTTCCTTTTTGAAATCTCTTAGATTTTCTGTTTTTTTGTCGAATGCCGCATTTTTCTCAGTAATTATCAAATGGTTTAGTCTATCAGAATCATCGTCTGAAATTATAGCAAGTTTAAAAACTATACTGTAAATTGGTTTATTTAATCTGGTTTTCGCGGCATTTAACCCATAAAACTCAGTATTACTTTCAATATTAGGAACATCCAGTCGAAATATAAATCCAGTTAGCGAACTATACGAAATTTTTGATAACCTAGCATCTGGTAAGCTAATCATTTTGTATACAGCTTGCCATGAAGATAATTTGGGATTTCGTTGTCTCTGAAGTACACCGCCATGATATACATGTTTATGTTTATGTATTCTAGGCATTTATATAAATATATATATAAAACAGATATTTTATTATTTTGATTCGTTTTATTTCTTTGTATTTTGGTCAAAGATATAATTTTGTATTTTATTACATGTTTAACTAAAAGAAACATAAAAACAAAGTATATACAAATATATACACTATCAAAATATGGAATCAATAGATATAAATAGTATTTTAAATCGAAATAAAATAGCTGACAATATTAAATCCTTTTTTACAGAATTTGAAAAAGACAAAAATAATTTAACTGTTAAGCGCGGTATTTATGTGTATGGAAACCCCGGTACGGGTAAGACTCTATTTATTGAAAAAATATTAAAAGAGTTAAATTATGACATCATTAAATATGACGCCGGTGATATTCGCAATAAATCCATTATTGATACAATTACAAAACATAATATGTCTGATAGAAATGTTTTATCCATGCTTCAGAAAAAGGTGAAAAAAATCGCCATTATTATGGACGAAATCGATGGAATGAATAATGGTGATAAAGGAGGGATAAATCAGTTAATTAAATTGATACGGCCCAAAAAAACGAAAAAACAGCGCATTGAAGAAATAACGTTGAATCCAATTATATGTATTGGCAATTACCATGTTGATAAGAAAATAAAGGAGCTTATGAAGGTATGTAATAGTTATGAATTAAAAAATCCAACTACGAAAGAAATGGAAACGCTACTCACGACTGTAATGCCATCGATTGACTCCGACCTTAAAAAGAACTTGCTTCATTATATACAAGGTGATTTACGAAAATTCAACTCGATCATTAGTATATATAATAAGCAACACTTATTACTGAAAAACGAAATTATTCAGAATATATTCCAGCCGAAAACATATAACGAAGACAGTAAGAAAATTACTCAAAAGTTGATTAATACGAATTTTGATTTGAATAATCATAATAATATTATGAATGAAACGGATCGAACGATTGTTGGATTATTATGGCATGAAAATATTGTTGACGTTTTAGAAAAACACCCGGTAAATAAAGCATTCCCATTTTACAAACAGATTTTAAATAATATGTGCTTTGCCGATTATATTGATCGAATCACATTTCAAAAGCAAATTTGGCAATTCAATGAGATGAGTTCCCTAATTAAAACATTTTATAACAATAAATTGTATCACGAAACGTTTACAAAAAAGGCCAAGTATAATCCCACTGATGTTCGATTTACAAAGGTCTTGACGAAATATAGTACCGAATATAACAATTATATGTTTATTCAAAATCTGTGTTTTACGCTCTCTATGGACCAAACCGATTTATTTGCGTTTTTTCTCCATTTGCGTGATCAGAAAAAGGAAGAAGAGATATATGAAATATTTGAAAATTACGAAATTAGTAAATTAGATATTAAACGAATGTATCGTTATTTGGATAAACATGGTTCAGCAGATGTTGTAGATGATGAATTGTCAGTGTCTAGTGATTTACACATCTAAGATATTGTATTATTTCCAGATATTTATGCTATTAAATAATTTATATTTGATTACGTATATAAATTATTATTGATAAGAGTCGGTCTAACTATCAGCAACTACATCAATTACATTATTTGCTACACCTACATCTGGTTGTTTTAATTTACTGGTCAAATCAGCATTTAATAATTGTAATTGACTAATGGTATCTGCTTGTGATTTAATTTGACGTTTAGATTCTATTTGCTCTTTAATCAATTTATCACATACTTGTTTTAAATGTGCTAATTGACCTTGTTGTTGTTTAATTAACTCTACTACTTGTGGCATAGTTAATACGGTTGGTTGTTCTCCTTCTCGTTGAATTGTAATTTGCTGACCATTTCCTCCACCTTGCGCTTGAGATTGTGCTAACATTTGTTCCGCTTGTTTTCTACGGGCTTCTTCCATCTTTACCATTTGTTCCAATACATCTGGTTTCATACTGGGTCTACCAGGACTATAATTTTCCAGCAATGAATCTATATTCAAGTAAAAATCTTTCAATTCTGGTTGCTTTATAAAATCGTCAATAGTTTTAGTGGATTCCTTCACAAAGTCGGGATGAGGATTATCTAGTAATTTTCGCTTATCAAACGTATTCTGTTCATGTGAAAATACCAAAATAACTTTAAGTGGGTCTAATTGAACAAATGGAACAGTATAGTCTTTTAAAAATGACTTTTCTTCTGCCAAACATGCGTCGTCGTCATATTTATTTTCAATTAATGCCCTTCTAAATGCGAATGTTCCAGCAGTAGCATGTGTCTGCTTATATGGACCAAACTGATACATCTTTTGTATATGTTTAAAATATATATATATTTCGCTAGACCCGGCACATAGTGCTGATGGATTTGCTTGTAATCTCTCTACCGCATGACTTACACGTTCTGGTGGATAATAATCATCATCATCCATATATACTATTATATCACCAACGCATTTTTCATGTAATAAATTTCTTTTGCGACCAAGCGTCATTTTCTCGTCATACTTGAAATATTTTACATTCGGATGGTCCTTTACTAAATCTTCAATCTTATCGGTTCCGTCATCAATAATAATCCATTCCATTCTGTGCTTTGGGTATATTTGATGGTTAAAACATTTCAACATTGCCGGTATAAATGGGCGTCTATTAAACGTGGGAGTACATACACTAACAAATGGATATTTGCTATCTTTTGGGGGCATCTTTTGAATAGGTTCAGCAACACCATCTACATTTTTATCGTGAACATGAGGATCGTGTATTTGCTTATTATTTTTGTGCTTATTCTTATTATTTTTTCCCATTATGTATACGATATATAGTACCTTTTATATTATATTTATAAAAAGTAATATTATTCTGATATCACGTATTCTGATATCACGTATTATTTATTGGATTGTCCTCTAAAATAAGGTGGTATTAATCCATATAAACATACAATTGAAAGTGGAACAGCCGTCCAATAACTTAAATTAATAAATGAAACAACTATTGTCGCGATTAAAAATAACACTCCCAAATAGTAACTATTATACTCATTTCCCATTATCTCTAGTATTTTCCTACCGTTTAGAATAACGGGTAACAATATAAAAGTAAATAGTACGCCTAATATTTGTATAGGTAATATTGAAGCAGTAACTAACCATGTCCACCCAAAAAACAAACCCAATATAGAAATTAACCAACCCCATTTTTGCGTTTCATTCACAAATACACTTACTAGTGTAGGTAACCACCACAATGATGTAATCAAAATGATAAATCCAATTACAAGTGGACCGAATATAAATGGCACAATATCTTTCATTGAATCTGGTGGAAATTCGCACGAAGAACCGACAAAACTTATCACTTGTTTTATAAATGTACGTTGCCAAATATAAGAATATTTTATTTTGTTTACAATCCAGTTGAATATTGTATTAAAAAATCCGCCTTCTTTGCTTTCCATACTATAAGGAAATCCATATTTAAACATTCCGCCGAAATATTTATTGTTTAATAACGAACTTTCAGTGAAGTCTATGTATTCACCGCATGCTCCTACTCCACCACGTGAACCGCCTTTCATTTTTCTACCACCACCCATAGCTGGTTTATTTGGTCCGGATGTAACTTCGTCAACATATGGTATATGGTCGGGATCATTTGGGAACATATTATCTAAATCAATTCTTGTAAAATACACAAAATTTGCTCCGAACAATCCGATGCCAAATACTACAGCAAATATTATTAAAATATTTATAATAAACGCTATCCAATTATTTTGTTTTTGTTTTTGTTTAGGTTCATTATTTTCTGTATCGGCATTATTTTCACTAGCCATGTATATATTTATAAAATATAATTATAATATTTTATTCCCGTATTATAAGAAGAATATTATGCCAAATAAAAAAACAATATATATATGGGATGGAGGTGTTTTCTCTCCGCCTACAAGAGTAGTCGGCACCATGGCATTTAATATAGCTACTTATATGTCTTCTAAATTTAACAATAAAGTAAATGTAGAATATCATTTCGTTCCTACCAATAAATATTATAATAAGCCGTGGGTGCGTTGTGTTGACGAAGAAGACCGCGTTTTTATGTTGAAAAAATTGGTTGAACACATCAAAGACGACTATTCAGTGCCTTCTAATATTAAATTTATTGTAAATGAACACGAAATTGAATATGGAAAACGAGAAAAGGACCCAGGAACGACAATAAAAAGTTTAGATTATTTTACGAAAAAACAAAAGGAAAATGTATATCTGTCAAGTAGTATAGAAAGTATTATCCAACGAGTAAAAGGACAATGGTATAAATCATTGGAACTATTTTTTACAGTGAATACAATTTGCTCTGATATATATTCACCTGAATTAATGGGAGACATTCAAGGTGAAAATTATATATATAAAAGTATCAATTTAGGAGAACTATTAAAACAAGCAAATTATGAGTATCCTAATGCGGTTCAACAATATTTCAAAACTCATAATATTGGTACAAAGGAGATTGATGACTTTATTGTTTTAAACAAGAACGCGGCTAAATTTGAAGGGTTGAAAAAACTTATAATGTCTAGTATTATATTTTTACCTAAACTTATTGCTGGACCGTATAAAGCCGCTGCGGGTAATCGTGTAAGAGAAGAACTGGATGTCTATTATTCCTCACTGAAAAATATTCAAAATTTCACGACACCCGGTATAGAAAAGTATATTACTGAAAAGGGTTTGTATGAGCATTGTAAATCGAAATATGTAGATAAATTAATCAGTAAAAAAACTAAGAGCATTAAGAATAAGTCTAAGAGTCAGACTCAAAAAACAAAAATAAACTCCGCTAGCCGTCGGCAGACCAAGCCAAAGACTAAGACAAGGCGAAAACGAAATAAGACATTTTAGCCGTCGGCAGACAAAGAGTAAGACAAAGACTATTTAGCCATCGGCAGATAAAGCCATCGGCAGACAAAGACAAAGACTATTTAGCCATCGGCAGATAAAGCCATCGGCAGATAGAACCATTAGCCGTCGGCAGACACGGCAGATAAAGATAAAGATAAAGTATTTTAAATCTCATAATAACTTATATGACCGAAATAATATTTATGTCACTAGTTATTATGATATTTTTGTATTTTGTGTATCAACAATATATTTTTCAAAAAAGTATGTTTTTCGGCACACAAGAAGGTTTTACCCCTCAACAAGTAAATGATATTATACAACCACCAGGTGCTTATCAAATTGGTACGGCTGATTCAGAATATATAAGACAAACACAAGTCCTTACCGTAAGTAACGGTTATACAGCACAAACAATCAATAACTTGAAACCTAGCAACCCACAACCATTCAGTCAAGGTGGTGATTCTGATGATAATATAGGCGATTTTCCAGATGTCGAACTAGAAAGTAAAACTGACCCACTTCGCACTACTGAATTTGAATTTCCAAATGATTATAAATTTAATGTCGAATACAAGTGTCGTAAAACTGCTACTGGCATGTTTTCTGATTGTGGCGTATATTCAGCAAATGCTGCTTGGACAGCTGATCCATATAAAGGGTTGAATTGTCCACTTACCAACACAAAAACTCCAGCAGATTCAAATTACAATACATCGCCGAATTCCAACAATCGCGAAACTGCGTATAGACCTCTCAGTAAACTGGAAATAAGTAGCATAGGTAATACAATGCGCAATTAAAATATTTTAATCTACTAATATGATGATAATGTGCTACTATGCTAATATTTGGCATAACTTTTAACCTCGCAAATATCTGATTTGTAAACATCATTAATAATTGATTTCAATTCAAATCTGTGATCATTTGTAATATATACGGCTCGTGCTAATTCAATAAATTCAGCATCATATACTGAATGTGATTCTTTGATGCGAATTTTATCTTCAATATCCCATAATGTTTCATTGACTTTTTTCAGATCATTTAATTTATCTTCCGAAACTTTACATTGGTATATTAACGGTTTTAAGTAACGAATTTCATTTTCTATCTTGTTTAATTTATTCACATCACTTATCTTCTCTGACTTTATTTGTAAAATAGTATATTTATCGCATAACTCGCCTATCGAAATCGGTACAGAAACAATATTAGTAGTCATATAATTCTATAATAATTGTATAGCATTATATTTAATATATTTACACGAAAAACTATTAATTTAATATATTTACACGAAAAACTATTAAATATTATTATTTATTCTATCATAATGTCACAATTACAAAGAACTTTGACTACGTTGGATAATTATATGAAGAAACAAGAATATAGTGAGGTTATTGATATGTGTAATAAATTATATACTACGCAATATCAAGAGAGCAAGTACTTGGAATATATACTAGATGCCTATAGAAAGGCAACTACTATTGATTGTAATTTTACTACTCCACATATCGTATATACCAAGACCGACGCTATTCAACACTTTCAAAAATTACTTACGCATACCACACCAAAAACACCGGCTTTTTGTATTCTTCATAACGAAATCGGGGTGTATTATGTTAACTCTAATGATTTTAAATCAGCGATTCAACATTTCAAACAAATATTAACTGTAAAAAACGACATACCGGATGTATATAATAATATTGCCGTATGTCATATTAATTTAAAGCAATATGATAAGGCTCGTGTATGCTTGAATTTATCTCTGCGATTACATGAGTGCGATAATATTCATATGCGCTTAGGTGAGTTGAACATGTACACAAAAATGTATGACGCATCCATTAAAGCATATGAGTCTATGAAACACCCAACCAAAGACGATTTATATAATGCGTGCTTTCCGTATTTAGCAAAAAAACAGTATTTAAAAGGTTTCAAATTGTACGAAAACAGATTACTACGCAATGAAATATCTCGTCAAACAAATCAGATAACTCGCGTAGAAATTCCAACCCTACCATATTGGAATGGCACTGATTTATGTAACCATCTTATGGTTATATATGAACAAGGAATCGGTGATAATATACAATATTTTCGATTTATCATTGAATTATCCAATAAATATCCTCAAATGAAAATAACCTACTTTTGTAAATCAACCGTTTCTCATTTATTCAACACAGAACCATATGCCAATATTGACGTAATTGATGATTCCCAACCGCTTGATATATCTATATATGACAAAAAACTATACATTATGTCTCTACCGTATATTTTAAAAATAGAAACTATTAAACCAAACAAGATAAACTATATAGTGGAAGATGTACATAATGACGAAATATGGAAGCAACGATTGTCCGCATTCACGAATAAATTAAGAGTGGGTATCGTATATAGCGGATTATTAATTTCATATATTGACAAACAAATCAATTTGGATGATTTCAAAGATATATGTCTAGATGATAGGTTTCAAACTATTTGTTTACATAGAATGGACGGCAAAATATCGGAAGACTTTTCTCGTATTGATTTCGCTGATAAAATAATGAACTATGATATTGATACGGCAAAACCGTTTGTTGATACGGTATCACTTTTACGTAATATCGATGTGTTAGTTACTATAGATACATCTATTGCTCATATGGCTGGCGTAATGGGCGTAAAAACTCTACTGCTCATTGGATATACAAGTGAATGGAGATGGTTTAATGATAGCGATAAAGTATGGTATGACACGGTTGAAATTGTTAGAATGAGCGAACAAAAACCATTGGCCGATTTATTACCACGAGTTAAAAATCTTCTTATTACAGAATACGAAAATAAAAGATAATTTTATTTTTCTCTCAATATAACATAATGGCAAGAAGCAAAAAAAGAATAGCTAGAAAATGGAGTATGAAATATAAAAAAAGTATTAATTGTAATCGTCCAAAAGGATTTTCCCAAAAACAATATTGTAAATATGGGAGGAAAACTCATAAAAAATATGTAAAATAGAATAATTGTAATTGTTATGAGAAGTAAAATATATTTTAGTAAGTAAGTAAAATATATTTTAATAGCATATTATATACTATAATGTTGTACTTTGCGTATGGTTCTAATATGAATGAAAAATCTCTGGCAGAACGCTTACCAAATAATAGTTTTAGATTTATAGATTATGGATATTTACCCAATTATATATTTAGATATCGTTGTAGAAAAATAAAATCCGGTCAAAATAAATCCAGTCAAAATAAAACAATAGGTAATATCGAACCAAGAATTGGTTCTAGGGTGTATGGCTTTGTAATCGATATTGATAATTCTGTTATCAACCTATTAGATAAATATGAAGAGTTTGTACATATGGATAGTAAAGATAATGTATATCACAAATTATTTGATATGTCAATCATTTCGTATACAACCCCAAATAAAACGTATAAATGTTATTTATATTATATGAACCCATTAATAATCGATAAAAACGCCATACCAAAACCTAGCAAAGAATATGTGAATCGTTTATATTCATCATTACAACAAATAGAAAATCCGCCTAAATATCATATATCGAGAATATTGTCTGCGTAGGATAATTAGTCAAGATTAACGAGCATACGTGAGACCACAATTACCGCCAACAAACGTTAGTATATTGTAACGCTCTTCAAATACAGTCATATTATAGTTATAATCGTATATTCTCCATGTAGGTTTATTAACACCTATAATTTCGCCGCTAGATGGATCACATATAGTATATACTTGGGCTAATGGGTCTAATGGAGGACTATATGTTGTGAATTCTAATTGAATCTCGCGGAATTTACTCATATTCATAGCACCAGACGGTTGGAAATCAAATGGGTCATTATTTATGGCAAAACTGTAATTATATAATCCGTCTGGAGCATTACCGGATGTTCTCACATATTTCTCAGCATAATTATATACACCAGCATCAAGCACATTTTCTCTATATTTTCCATCCAATAATATACCTAATTGAAGTAAAATTTCTCTTTGATTCTGTGGTGCGAAAATACCCGTAGTAAAATAACCGGTATGTGTTCCAGTCGATGGATTGTAGCCGGGTCCTATACCAGCCATTGTAATCGGATTACAATTCAATACCCAATTTCCAGATGGATCGGCAAATTCGACTTCTTGTGGCAAATAACGATAGGGCCAATTCGTATAATTACTCCATTCATTTCGCAAATTAATATCCGTTCTCTGAAATATCCACATCCACGATGATACCATACCCATTGTATTTTCTAACTTGACGCGCTGACTGCCAGTAACATTGAAAAAATTCCAATCGTACACAGATTTGAATAAGTATTTTTGCTCTTGCGTGGCAAATACTTTCGATTCTTCTTCCGATAAAAATCCATATGTAGATATTAAATGAACATCCGCATTCCAGTTTGTACGCTTATCTTGATATGACATTGTATTAAGTGAAATGTCGGGTGGCGGTTGTATAAATCGATAAAATTGTTGTAACGATTCATTAAAGTTCGGTTGAATATACGGATAATTGTTCTGTTGGTCGGTTACATCACGAATCACGATTAATTCTTGAACTGGTCTTATCGTAATATTTATTTCCAATTCATTGTATTGGAGAGCCACTAAGGGAAACGCCATTTTTGCGGCTAAAGTAAACCAAAAGTTAATAGGAATGTATAACTTTCTTGCCCGAATAGATGGTTCTGGACCGACTGGATTTGTAGTATAATACGCGTTTGGATAACAGTTTACCCGCGGTCCGCAACACCCAGGGTCATTTAATTCCGGAACATTACCAGTCATTTTATCGTATAGTTCCTTTTTGTCTTTTGAGAAATCGCGCTGAACCATAGCTAATAAATACGCACCAGAATACCTATTTAATGTTTGACCGCCTACCACAATCTCCACTTCTTGAATCATTTGTGTACCCAAATTATCAATCCATTTGAATTCATACGGCGCCCAATTTCCAGAACAATCTTGAGGAGGATATATGGGACTCCATATAGTAGGCAATTGAACTACTAAATAAGTATCCAATAATAATTCCGCATATCGTTTCATTCTAAACGTAAATTTAGAGGGTTCCGACATTCTCAAATTTCGTAAACCGTCGAAATCAATACGGAACTTTTGTAGTCCAAAATTGGTGTATTTTTTATATGTTGTTTTGAAAAATGTCTTTGACGGGTTTCCATTTAAATATACATTTTGATTTCCATAAGCAACAATGTTTAATAGTCCTCCTGGCATAGATTATATATATATTTGTCATACAATAAATATGTTTAACTTTTTATAATAATTAATATATTATATGTTTTTATCGAATTATTTTTTCATAATCTAATATAAGTATGGACGGTTTAAAAAAGGCTCAGCAAATGTTTTCAGATATGTTAAGTGAAGAAAATAGCGCGACTACAATAAAATATGTTGTTTACGCAGTAATCGTCGTATTAATAATTGGTATTACTACATATACTCTTGGTAAAATGCGTCTTAATAAAAACAATTGTGATGCGCTAGGAAAATTATATCCTTCTTTCCCAATCATCTCTTCTTATAATCCAGATGACGCCACATATAAATATTTATTGCGCGATTATTATGTAAAAACCGCATATAATTGCTGCTGTGGTGGACAATTTAAGAATGATTATGTGAATGTATGTGCTTTAAAAACATGTATTGCGCAAGGTGCTCGTGTTCTAGATTTTGAAATTTATTCGGTTCGGGACGATCCGGTTGTAGCTACATCGGCGGTTGATAATAACCATGTAAAGCAAACATATAATCAAATCGCATTTGATGAAGCTCTACAAACGGTTAATAATTACGCCTTTAGCGGTGGATCATGCCCCAATCCAAATGATCCGTTAATTTTACATTTTCGTATTTCCAGTAATAACGACAAAATATACAAGAAAATGGCCGATACTATCTATTCCACATTTCATTCTAGGTTATTATCCAAAGAATACAGTTACCAATACAATGGTAATAATTTAGGATCCGTTCCATTAAAGGAATTCACTGGTAAAATTATCATCTCAGTCGATCGATCAAACCCAATGTTTGAAAATACACCCCTTCAAGAATATGTCAACATTGCTTCTAATTCTATATTTTTAAGGGCTACTCGCCAATATGATATTGTCAACGCACCGGATTCAAATGAATTAATTGAATACAATAAAAAGAATATGAATCTAACTATGCCCGATCTCAGTGCGTATAATAATAATGTGGCAGCCGCACTAAACTTCAAATATGGATGTCAATGGGTAGGAATGAGTTTCCAAAATTTTGATTCTAATATGGAATACTATAGTTTATTCTTTGATGAAGTTGGTCACGCATTTGTTTTAAAACCGGAGCATTTGCGTTTTGTTCCCGTTACTATACCTGACCCAAAACCACAAGATCCAGCGAATTCTTTTACCACTCGTACTGTGGCAACTGACTATTATTCTATTAGTGTTTAGACTTCCTTACCTCACAATACAAATACAAGTACAAATACAAATTCATATATATAATAATTTTTTATACTTATTATATATATCTTTACATGGCTAATTGTAAAAAAGAAGTTACATTAGAAGAAAAAGAAGTTGAAATATTAAGAAACGCCATAGATATTGCTGAAAAACGAAAGGGTAGACAAACTGTCAGCGACCCAGATGTGAAAAAAATTATATCTATGTTGGAAGACTTCCTCAAGAAGAAAAGGCTCGTTTGTTATGGTGGAACTGCCATTAATAATATTCTTCCACTAGACGACCAGTTTTATGATAAAAATATTGAAATACCCGATTATGATTTCTATTCTCCGAATGCATTGGATGATGCGAAAGAATTGGCTGATATTTATTATAATGCCGGATTTCATGAAGTAGAGGCAAAGGCTGGTGTTCATCATGGAACTTACAAAGTATATGTGAATTTCATTCCGGTCGCTGATATTACTTATTTAGAAAAATCATTGTTTAAGCGTGTTCAAAAAGAAGGGATCCGTGTTTACGGCATCTTGTACTGTCCGCCTAATTTTCTCAGAATGAACATGTATTTAGAATTGTCAAGACCGGCTGGCGATATCAGTCGATGGGAAAAGGTGTTAAAACGACTTATTCTATTAAACAAGAACTATCCTTTAAAGGGAAAACACTGCGATCCAAAATTGTTCCAGCGACAATTTGAATTGGTTGATGTTAAGAAAGAGGAGCAATTGTATTATGTTGTCCGCGATTCCTTTATCGATCAAGGATTGGTCTTTTTTGGCGGTTATGCTAGTTTCTTATATTCGGAATATATGCCAGCTAGACAAAGAAAATTATTTCAAAAAACGCCCGATTTTGATGTGTTATCCGAAGAACCAGAACAAGCCGCCATTATGTTGAAAGAACGCTTACAAGATTTTGACTATACGGGTATTAAAATCGTAAAACATGATGGTATTGGTGAACTTGTCGCTCCGCACTATGAAGTCAGAGTGAAAATCAACAATATTGATGAAACGATTGCCTTTATATATAAACCACTCGCTTGTCATAGTTATAATATTATTAAACGCGGTAATAAAACGGTTCGTGTAGCTACAATCGATACTATGTTGAGTCTTTATTTTGCCTTTTTCTATAGCGGGCGTGAATATTATGATGAAAATCGTATTCTATGTATGGCGCAATATTTATTCGATGTTCAACAAAAAAATAGACTCGAACAAAAGGGTTTATTAAAACGATTTAGTGTGAATTGTTATGGTGAACAAGAAACATTAGAGGCAATGAGAAATACAAAGGCCAAAAAATATGCGGAATTAAAGGGAAAACGAAATTCAAAGGAGTATGAATCGTGGTTTTTGCGTTATATTCCCTTTGAAAATAAAATGGATAAGGAAGAAAAGAAGGCAGAAAAGGATGCTGGTAAAGAGGAGGCCAAGGAAGAAGTAAAGGAAGCTGACAAGGAGCAAGAAACAGATGCTAAATCAAAACCAGTAAAGATGAAAAAGACGGTCACTTGGAAAAAAGTAAAGAAGCCGATGGCGAAAACAAAAAAAAATAAAGGCAAAAAGGGTCTCTTTGGTTTCTTCTAGAAATTTTAATGGTGTATACTCATACTAAATCATATTGTTATCATATTCTATAATCATATTGTTAAATATATCATAATATCTCTCCATATATATTTAAAAACGGATATGTGTTGTTGAATAAATGTGTCCTTCTTCCAACTATCTGGTAATAAATTGTCAATATGTAACCCTACTCTGAATATATAAAATAGAATTACGTATATTATTTCTCTCAATCTAAAAAATAATATATCGATAATGTTCCAATCATTTACATAACTACACATATTATTACTCTTGCTGGTTTCAAAAAAACGATGAGTGTCCATCAAACCTTCCAATAAGCGCGGATATATGTTCTTCTCGTTTTTTATAAAAATCATTTTTTTAAATTTGTCAAAGCTTTGTAGATTTAAAAACAATACCTTGCGCTTATTTTCTCTAGACTTGAACATATATGGAAACGCACCATCAATACAACCATCGTCATCGGTAGGCTTCCTATCTATTAAATAAGGAACGTAGAGAGATTTAATTATATTATCGATTAATTCACTCTTACTCTTGTATCGTTTCTTAATAATTTGTTTCCCTTTTATTGTGTCAAAATAAGTGAGATAAAAACGATTATTAACGAGAGCAAGGTCTTCGTCTTTTACAACATCATTGAGAATCTTCTTAAATAAGACGACGACCTTTTTAAGGTCTTGATGACGCCTCAGATATTTATAACTACTATTACATATTTCGATCGATATATCCATCTTATTTAGTAAAAATAAAATGCCTAATATCGCACCTATACTACAGCCGGAGACTCGTTTTATCTTTAATTTCTCTCTACACTCTAATTCTTTAATATAAAATAGACCGCCTAACATGTATACACCATTGAATGCGCCTCCATCCAAGACTAAATCTATTTCGGGTGGCAGATTTTTTTCCGGTATATTTTCAATTAATGTATTTATAAATGTATTTAATGCCATTGGAACTATTGTTATTTTTAGTTTATATTAGTTTTTCAAAATATTTACTTACATATATGTCGTCGAATCAACGTCCATCGTGGCAAGAATATTTTAAAACAATAGCGGAATATACGGCTACACGATCTCCTTGTGAGCGATTAAAGGTTGGATGTTTGTTAGTTAAAGATAATCGTATCATTTCGCAAGGCTATAATGGATTTTTGCCGGGAGCCCCACATGAATCTAAAGTGGTAGATGATCACGAACAAGCAACGGTTCATGCTGAACAAAATGCGATTACTGATTGTGCTAAACGAGGCGTTAGTAGCGACGAATGTGATGCGTATATCACTCATTATCCATGCGTAAATTGTATGAAAATGCTATGTGCGGCTGGAATAAAAAATATTTATTATGTTACCGACTATAAAAATGATCCACTAGTTGAGTATTTTCAAAGCATATCAAATATTCAGCACATAAAGAAAATTTGAATTGTGGGTGTTATTTATTTTCTCTTTTATTTTTATCATTTTTTGGTTTTCTTTATTTTTGTTTATTTTTGTTTATTTTTGTTTATTTTTGTTTATTTTTCTCATATTTCTTAACCATGTTGTTCGAAAAACATATCGTCTTCCGTATTTTCCAATACCAATTCTTGTTCAGCGTGTAGTTCCGGTTCATGAATTGTCTGAATTTGCTTCCACTCATCTGGATGATTAAAATAATACTGACATTGTCTTAGTGTATAAGCAAAAGACGCTCCGCTATGACATTGATGATCTAAAGCATATCCAATCATAAGAATTCGTCTGTCGTCCGCAAACATAAACCCTTTTTCATCATCAAAATCCTTTACAAAATTAACTATATTTAATTCGGTGATTATATTCATAGCATCACGAACCATTGTATAATCATATTTACCCATAGTTTCGTTCATTCTTATAGACTCGTTTTATCCGTACTGTAACTAATATGTAATTTATAGATTTTACATATTAGCATTCAATTTTATTTTGGTGTACTATGTTAGAAGTGCTGTACGCTTATATCAGAGTAAGTATGTTATACATGTTGTAAATGTGTCAATAATTTGGAAATGACATAATAGCATATACCAAAAAACAAACTATTGATTATATAACCAGTCAAATTTGGGTTACCGTCCTTATTAAATAACGAGGGCAACATCGCCAATACTTTACTTCGAACAATGGGTAATTGGAAGATAAAATACAACAACCCGATTATGATAGGGATTTGGAATTCATCATACAATATTTCGAGCGAATCACGCGAGTTTTGGTTTCTCATTCTCCTTGCTAATATTTCTTGCTCCGTATCCGTATTTTGAATATAATCATGCTGCTCCTTTTGAGGAACATAATTCGGTTTTATTTGTTCGTCGGCAAAATGAACCGTGTTTGTTGGTATGTCTCGTGATGGCAATCCAGTAGCACCACTAGCGACTGCTTGTTGAATACCGGTCACCAATTCGTTCATAACTTTTTGTTCGTTAATCGCATTTTGTCCGTTATTAGACTGAGGCAGCGCAATATTCGGATTATAAGTAGTGTTTCTATCCGTTGTTTGTAGGACAACATTTTGTCCATCTCCTCCTCCAGAAATTGGATCCATGGGTAAATCGGCTAAATTAGTAGTGTCAGACATAATCTAATATACTGTTAAGATTGATAGATAGCAATAATTACGCAAAATTTATGGATTTCTTGCTATCATCACAAACAGTTGTCTCTGTTTCGTATTTAAAACAGTCATTTCCATATTTGTATATATTTTTCTTTATATTTTCTAAAGTAGGCGCTTTAAACTCTATACAATTTTTGCCAGTACAGCCTTTTCTAAATAATGTGGCTAGTCCTAAACCTAATAGTACTGAAATTATTATTTTACCAGTTTCTGTATGGAAAAATCTCTCAAATTTCATATTATATATATTATAGATATATTACTTATAATGCCTATATTTGTATCGCTTATATTTGTATGGGAATTTCCTCAGCGTCATTTGAACATTTGACAATGGTTTGCTTTAATTGAAAACAATTATCCGCCTTGTCGCGAAATTGAAACAAGTGCTTATTGTCGTTTGTAGGATAAACGGTTATTTCTTTTGGCTCTGGATCAGTCATGAACATACAAAGTGTTCCTATTAAAAAACTAATTATAAACACCTTGAGATTAATTAGATACATTTTATAATAAACCGTTATAAAATTTTATTATGAAATTATTATTTACGCGTCAATATATTGTTGGATATATGGAGTTAGTATACTTATTCTCGGTAGCGATTATCGTCCATGTCGTCATCATATTCATCGCGTAATACACCCGTCCCCTTTTTCTGCGCTTTATTGGTACCAATCACAAACGAGTCAACCATAGGTTTGTCAAATGGCACAGTCATATCTTGTAAAGTAAAGACATTTCTCACAAGTCGATGTGTATCCGTATCTGCGTCGTATTCCATAGCCATATATTTATATTTCAATTTTCGTATTTCATCTAGCAGTGGCAATAATTCCGTATCATACATCGACACCATATCCTTAATTAATTGTATTTGTCCCATCTCATTGAATTGTTCAATCGTTGATTTAATGAGCGCTATTTTATTGTAAAACATGGTCATTTTACTGTTTAATTCTGATTTATTGTCTAAATTAGAAACGGTTTCAATAAAATGAGTTTTATATTGCATTACCGATTCTAAATCCTCTGTTAATTCGTCTTTCAATTTGCCGAATTTTTTTAATACCGCCGATTCTGGCTCGTAGCCAAATAACAAATCCAATTTGGTCGAGATTATCTTTTCTTTCGTTTCATCTACACCAGTTTGAAAGACATCTATCAAGTTTTCTAAACTTAGAAATTTTCCTCTGTCTATTTTAATATCTAACTTACATGGCGCTAGTTTATCACCACATACCGCAGTTAATATTCCGCTATTATTTTCAAATATAGTGCCAACATTGCGTCCGCAATTAATACAATTTACCTTCATACGCTTATATTTGTCTTGTTTGCGTTTCATATTTAATGTAGTGTCCTTTAAAATGCTATTCTTCTGAGACATTTTTTTTGTTTCGTATTCGTGTTTTAGTTTGTAATATTCATTCAATTTCTCTACAACTTCGTTATCTACTATGTTCTTGTTAATATTGACCTTTTTTGAAATTACAGATGTTTCCCGTGTTTCTTGTAAATTATCATCATCTATGGGTAAATTATCTACACTGTTCATATAGATTAGGAGAATATTTTTCTATTGTAAAATTGAACTTCCGGATTATTTTGCCAAGTAGACAAATCACTGGCTAAATGATTCACTTGATTTTTTCGATAATCTTGCATAAACCTTAGCTTATTCATGATATATTCTTCTTGTTGCTTCTTCTTTTCTTCTTGAAGTTTAATGTTATTTTTATGTCTGTATTTAAAATACAAGGTCAGTCCAACAACACATACAAATGCTAAGAACAATCCTAAATTGTATAAAAAGTTATTGTATTTATTTTTTAGTATGTGACATTGTTCTAAAGATGCGCTGAGGAAATATTTAACACCGGGCTCAATTAAACGAGGGCGGATATTTTGAAGAGTGTCCATTAAAATATATTTTTATAATTTCAAAATATATTATACCTATTATTATATGGCTGCCGCAAATCCGACAACATCAATTATATTTTTTTTACTATTAACATTGGGTTATTTCATATTTAAATATTATACTAAATCTCCGTCGACTGTTAAAACGATAACCATGGTATACTTTTTAGTGTTAATTATAGCCCAATTCCTTATAAATTTAGGATTAACAAATGAAATATGTGGCTTTACTCAACCAGGTACTGCTATAAAAGTAACCTTATTGCCGTGGTTATTCATTTTTGGTACAATTAATTTATTATTAATGCTGTTTCCTTATTGGTTAAGCCCGTTTTCAAATACAATTGGTTATTTGTTTGCTTATATCACGGGTGTTGATACGTTTTTTAAAAGTATTTTGGCTGACAAGAAGAGCGCGACTATAGGTGCTGGCAATGCGGATATGGTATCTGCTCTAAATAATGTGTATGAAGACAAATCTCTTCTTATTAACTCCATGACAATGTCGAATTTAACAGAATGGTGGTCCGTTATGAAGAAGGGAGGGTTGTTAAAGTCGGGTGTAGGTGATGCGCAATTTGATGAATTGTCTGGATATGTTAAAATGAAGACGGAAATAGCAGAATTTATGTGGTATGCTCTAACTGGAGTATTGACGACTTCTATCAGTTATAATGCTATATTAAATGCTGGGTGTGAACAATCTGTGAAAGAGATGGAAAAGAGACATGCGCAATACTTGGAACAAGAATCCAAGATAGCCAAGGCAAAACAGCAAAAGGAGGGTAGTCAAATGGTTTACAAATCTTATGAATAAAACATTTACCTAAAATTTAGGAATTGTGATAAAATATATTACAAGTAAATAGGACAAAATGCCTAAAATGATGCTCAATAGCCAAATAGGCAATACTGTTTTACGGCGTTGCCCTAGACCGAACTCTCTTAAAGTTCCGTTATTATTGTATAAAAAGCCGGGGCGAACATAATTTAACAAGAAAAATGATAATAAAAAAATAATAATCGCGACGCTGTTAATATTTTTTCTGATAAAACCTATAGTCATTTGGTTATTATTAATAATATCGCATATTATATTTTAAAATAATTTATTTTATTGTTATACATTATAATGAACCTTTTCCAAAATCAAGGAGGTGAGAAATCCGTGTTTTCGCCATTGAGTGGCTCGTACTGTGACTATTTCTATTACTTGTCCGTTATTAACTTCATTCTTCTTTTATACATAATCTTTACTGCCTTATACATTTACTTCTTCGAGAAGAAGAGAGAAACAATCTTCCAAATTATTTTGGTTTCTCTTCCTACCTTCATTGGTTATTTCACTAATCGCTTATTATACTCGATGTGTGTAGGTTCTACACAGATGTAAGGCGAACTAATTTTTAGGCCAACTAATATTATCTGGTATTGTGTACCAAATAATACAGAGATATTACTTACAGTGATATATTACTTGATATATTGTTGCTTCGCTTCATTGTCCAAGTATACATTTTTACTTATTGCTCTAATGATTTTACTTGTTTCTTTCTCGTCATTTTCAATATCCGTCATAGAATGGCATATTAAAGTTGTTAATTTTGTTTGTATATTATCATCTTTTTCCCAACCTTCATTCACATCTTTCCATTCGCTTATCATAGTTCGCTGTTTTCTAGCCAACTGTTTTATTCCCAATAATATTTTCAACAATTCGGTATCTTTCTCCCAATTATTCGCTTCTTTCACGTAGAGGGTTTTTCTAGTGGCGTCCGTACAATGAATCGGTCGTTCTAATATATCCAATTGACTGAGTCCATTGGTTATCATATTTGTTAATGTCTTGGTTAAGCCATTTTGTATGGTATTATCATATGTTTCTGCTGTAATAGGCAAAGAATCGATAAAATCGGTTAAATTCATCGCGTTTTTACAATGTTCGTTCAAAAACATTTGAATATTGAAATTTTGCGTATTATGACTATTTGTCATTGTGTTATGTGACTGATTACCTATATTTGGCATGATTTCTATCATTTTTTCCATCACATCTTGATTCTTCAAAAGCAATTTTACTAATAATTCTTTATCAAATTCAAATGTAGGAGATGTATTTCCATTATGTACTGTATTAATGCCTTGATGTATGGAGCAACCTTTTCTATGATACCATAAACTATTCCGTGCCGCATACGATTTGCCACATTTACACTGAAACAAGTCTGAGGATTTTTGAGGATTTTTATGTTCAATTTCGTTCAATTTTGTTCTATTTTGATGTTTCAGTGTCAATAAATGTTTGCTATAATCCTTGGTATTAGATGTATTATAGTCACATAATGTACATGTAAAGATTTTTGGGGATTTTTGGGGATTAATCATTCTAAAAGTTCTATATAATTATAGAATATTAAATCCCTAAATACTTTTCACATAAATATATTTAAAATTTTGTCATAACAATTTTTTTCTTCTAAAAATAAAATTGTGAGCATTATGGTCTAAAACACATTTTTCGTGATTTTCCAATTCATTTTCCAAAAAATAAAAAAACACACATAAAAACCTTGTGTAATTTTTTAAAATCCAAAATCAATTTGGAAATTTTGTAAAAAGTCATTTTGCTACAAGTATCTAGTGACAGTGCCTTTTTTTCAGTAGTACCTAGTTCCCTTCATATGTAGGTAGCTCCCTACATGACCTACATGATTTTCTCGAAGGATGCGATTTTTGAAAATCGTGTAGCGCAATTTGTCTACATTAAAAACATGTCCCGAAAAAGCGAAATCCAAAAAGTAGCCTTCTTTTGGACGAAATCTGGGGATGTTTCAATAATAAATGTGCAAATGGGTAAATGTACATTTTGATGATATAACACAATATATTACTTAATATATTGTTGCTTCGCATCATTATCCAAGTATACATTTTTACTTATTGCTCTAATAATTTTACTTGTTTCCTTTTCATCATTTTCTATGTCTGTCATAGAGTGGCATATTAAAGTTGTTAGTTTCGTTTGTATATTATCATCTTTTTCCCATCCTTCATTCACATCTTTCCATTCGCTTATCATAGTTCGTTGTTTTCTAGCCAATTGTTTAATCCCCAATAATATTTTCAATAATTCTGTATCCTTTTCCCAATTATTCGATTCTTTCACATAAAGGGTTTTTCTAGTGGCGTCAGTACAATGAATCGGTCTTTCTAATATATCTAATTGGCTGAGTCCATTGGTTATCATATTTGTTAATGTCTTGGTTAAGCCATTTTCAATAGTGCTATCATATGTTGCTGCCGTTATAGGCAAAGAATCGATAAAATCAGATAAATTCATTGCGTTCTTACAATGCTCATTCAAAAACATTTGAATATTAAACTGATTATTTGTAGTATTGTTATTTGTGATATTGTTATGTGAGTTGTTACCTAACTTAGGCATTATTTCCATCATTTTTTCCATAACATCCTTGTTTGATTGTGTCATATTTGATACCAATTCAGTAATGAAGTCTTGATTTTTTGACATAACTAATTCTATAAGTTTCGCAGTCAATGAATTTTGATCTATTGGAATAACAGTGCTTAGTTGATTATACTGGCATTTTTTTTTGTGTTTGTATAAAGATGGTTCGTGTTTATATTCTTTTCCACAATCACACTTGAATACATTAATAGGGGTTTTTGGGGTAAAATCGTTAGCATTTACTAGCATATTATGTTTGCGTGTCATTAAATGACGGTTATAATCCTTTTTATTACACGATAAGAACTTACATATTTTACATTCGAATATATACTTGTCTATATTTGGGTTTTCTATGGGTAAAATATTAGCCATTTTATAGTATAATAGACTAAGAAAAAAAACCCTAAATACTTTTCACATAAATATATAAAAAATTTGTCATAACAAATTATTTCACCAAAAAATAAATTTGTGAGCATTATGGTGTAAAACACATTTTTCGTGATTTTCCAATTCACAAACCAAAAAATAAAAAAACACACATAAAAACCTTGTGTAATTTTTTAAAATCCAAAATCAATTTGAAAATTTTGTAAAAAGTCATTTTGCTACACTTATCTAATGACAATCACTTTTTTTAGTAATAATCAAGTCCCTTCATATGTAGGTAGCTCCCTACATGACCTACATGATTTTCTCGAAGGATGCGATTTTTGAAAATCGTGTAGCGCAGCCTACCTACATGAAAAACATGTCCCGAAAAAGCAAAATTCAAAAAGTAGCCCTCTTTTGGCCAAATTCGGGGGATGTTTCAAACATACATAAATTATGAATAAATATGCATTATACGCAAAATTAATAAAATATAATAAATATTACATTTTATTTTATCGTGTTGTTTTATTTTACATGTCGATAGCCTTACTCTTCATTATCATCAAACTGTAATCTATATTCATCGTCAGCATCACCCATATCATCGTCATCCGGAATATTAGCCATATTAAACACATCCGCATCAATTCTATCGGCTACGAGTTGTCCTTCTTCAGCTTCCATCATGGCTATATCACGATCAGCGGTGATAGCTTGACCTAATAATTCTCTATTCTCGAGTTGTTGCTCTAATATTTGGTCCTTTTCTCTCTCGGCACGTTCTTCATCATATGTTTTTGCGACATATTGTGTTAAACCTTTTTGTAAACCCTTATTCCATCGTTCAAGACGATGATTTTTAAACAAATTCTCAATAGCTCTATCTTCCTTGGACATGTCTCGCAAAGTGGATGTAATTTTATGTCTTTCCTTGTCCTTTGATCGATTCACCTTTTCTCGAATCATTTTCGAATTTAAATTAATCATCTCTTTCTCTCTTTTAATGAGATTCAACATTACAACAATAATATTTGCTATTTTCTCTCTAACAGTTCGTTGTTCTCCACGAATAATATCAATATCGGTAACCTCTGCCATGTCATCCTCTTCTAATTCTACCGTTGTCGTTATAATATCTTCTTCCACTGGCTGTCTTACATCAATGGCAATTAATTTACGATCATCAGTCAATTGAATCAAATTGTTAATCGCATACAAGAAGAAAAATTGGAATAACTGATACGATGTTCGATTATCTAATATCGAAGTCAATTCACTGCCATCTAGTTTGACAATATTCGCATATAAATTCATATAATTTACCAATTTGAAAAAGTCTTGTAAATCGCGCTCGTTTCTTTGTAAATAAGGAAGAATAGTGGTATCTTCATAAAATTTACGCAAACTGGAATAGAAATCCTTGATAATATTTTTAATATCACCATTATGTTCTTGTGACAACTTCCAATGAGTTGGTATTTTAATTTCAGTGTAATCAACACGATTTGCTATAATAGTTGGAAACACCTTTATAAAATTATATAGGGCGTGTTTTACAAACTGGATTGACCTATATAAAGTTTCATCTTCGACATTTGTAATATATTTGTTTCCGTTAGGATTGAAATCCATGATTGTTTTAATAAACTTTGCCATATTGTCCTTTTCCGTCTTGGTAATATCCGCGAAAGAATTCAAATATCCAGTAATGCTCGCCTCTAATACTTGTATTTTGTCGCCCAACATATTTTTCAACTTTCGAAGATCCGGGTTTTCATTCTGATTTTCCACTTCAAACGAATCCAACACATTTTTTAACATATTCAAAAAATCTTCACCAACCGTATTATTCGTGTCAATCATATGAGTAATTAAGTCTCTAATATGAGATAAAGCAGATGTATGATTATGAACCAAATCCAACGGAATAATATTCATTTTGTTTATCGAATCTAATAGCTCATTAAAAGTCGCCAATGAATATACCTTGCCTTCGTTCTTCAATTTACGAATATTCTCCTTCAAACTATCATTTTTATCATATTCGTCCGGTTTAGCGAGGCAAATAGCCTTCAATTTTTCATTAATAGGAATATCGCTATTAAAATTACAATATTCAATGAAGCCTCGGTAAATAGTATCTTCCGAAAACTCATTACTTACCACTGGAAACTTGATTTTCGTATCATTCGGATCAACTAACATAGTGGGTTGCGCCATATTTACCATATCGAACGCAATATTATACAAATTTGAAACAATGTCATTATTATTTGCGATAGACGGTTCGCGTTTTATGAAATAATCAATTGTTTTATACTCGCCGGTATTACAGCATGCGTTTTGTAAGAATGGAACCTTGTTCATGTTTGTCAACAATAGATTTTCCTTGTGAACGACCTTTTGAATGGACTGAATAATAGCCATGGTAAAGGAAATCATTTTGGAGTCGACAACACGCAGTTGTTCAAATTGATCCTTAGAACCCTTTTTCAAGTTTTCAAGTAAAGCATTGCGGAATGAAGTATCCAAGTTAGCCGGAGTTTTATTGGTAATTTCTTGTAAAGGAGGTAAAAAATTAATCCAATTTTTAATATCCAACTCTACTGGAATCAAATCGTCTTCATTCTGTAATAAATACGCGCGTTTATCATCGACGAGCATACCAATATCTCCTTGTTTGAGGATATACGCATCAATGGTATTTTTCATAGCAGTCGCAATCTTTTCAGCGGACTTTGGCACAGCTTTCCAAGGATAAATATTCGTTTTAATTCCGGCAGCCACACACGCAATATATTGAATGTTAGATATATCTTCGTCACCTTTAATCGGATATCCAATTAATGAGCGCTTACATCCGGGAAAGGTCTTCTTAGATGAAAGTGATGGAATAGAAGTTGAAATATAAATAGAAATATAAGAAAGAGCATATATCAACAACGATTTATTAAAAACATCCTCGTAACTAGGCATTTTTTTACTACCTTCCTTGAGTTTTCGTGCCATTTTCGCTTCATACTCGTCTTGCGTATCCACCGTCTCGTCCAAGGCAAGTAAGGTATGTTTAATAATTTCCTCACGTTGACTTTCAAGAATAACACCCATATAATTGGAAATGGCAGTAATTACATTATTGACGATTTTTCCTTTTGGATTCGCCAATAAGTCCTTTTTAACTTGGGCTTTTTCAACAGCGCCAGCGCCAGCTCCGACTCCTTGAAACAAGGCTGTTCCGGCATCCATTTCGAGAATTTCTCTGCTTCTCATTTTAAAGCCAGACGCTTCGTATCCCTCATCCGAATTCAAAGCGATTTTTTCAATTTCCCATCCACTGTGCTTATCAACAGTTTTATCGTCAATGTCAACACCTTGATCGCACTTTATAGCAGTAATCGCATCATAATAATTTCCATTTTCAACGAAAACACTCGCTAGTTTAGATACAAATGTGGGCAATAGTTTAATATCAGTCTCAATACAATATAACCAATATTCGTTTTCGTTTTTAATGGCAAGTGCCGGTCTGGTGTATTTATTTACAAAACGCACAATGTCATTCTGTTTCTTGACAAAGTCGCCTTGACCTAATATGATATCCAGTAATTTGATATAGGGAGAAAGAATACCATCCGATTCTTCGACATTAGACGCCAATTTCAATTTGGCATTTTCATATTTATAAAGCATAAATTTGTTGATCGTCTTTAATTTGGATATTCTTCCCATCTCAAATTTAAAAAGAGCATCTATTTTCTGTTTATACTTGTCCACACTTTCAATATAATTGGCATCGAATTCATCATACATTTCGCGTATCAAATCATTTTTAACAAGATCGGAACCTAGGGCCGGATCCGCACATTTCTTGTCAATTTGAATACACTTGCTTTGAATGTTACAAAATAGTTCGTTTGAACCGAAAAAGGAATTCTCCGGAATCGCCTCATCACGAACCCATGTATTTTTATCGCGCTTGTAATAATAATACTTGACATTGTCAATATTGTCAACTTCTAAAACGGCATAATGACCGTCTTGAACTTCTCTCTTTTTTTCAATCATAGATGTCGCCTCGTATTTGGCGTCGGGTTTTTTGAGACCGACATTCTTAACCAATTGGTCGATTAAAAAGTTTTTAAATGTGGCTTCGTCCATTTCCCTTTGTTCGGTCTTGTATTCGTTTATAATATCATACACCGTGGTATCGTATTTTTTATCAAAATAAACGGGTATATCATTGTCCGCATTCAAATCCTCGAGAGAAATATATCGCTTAGTAAGCACATTTTGAGCGCATTGATTTTCCGCATTTTTTTTATCTAATTCGACCTTGTATTCTTCCTTTTTCTCTTCCAACAAATCGTCAAAGTTAAATGGTGTAAACAAATCAATATTTAAAACGGACATAGATGTGTGAAATAATCTAGTATAATCGACGCGATTCATATATTTGTTCATTTCAGCGGGCGTCAATACGGATTCTTTGGGTATAATGCCTTGATATAAAGAGCCCGCTTGTCCTAGTCCATATTCTTTTAGAATCAAATCGCTAATATCGCTTCTTCCTTTTAGAATCTTGTAAAAAACAGACTCGTAAAAGAATTCATTTCGAGAATTGCCTAATTTGGAGAAGACCTCTTTATTAGAAGCATATTGTTTCTTGTAATCTAGTATTCTTAGTTCAATAAACTCTTTAATTTCTTCGTATTGTTTGAAAGATATGTCATCAAGATAAACCAAGAATGGTTGTAAATAATTCACGACAGAAACGAGAGAAAGTTTACCATTAATATGTTTTTTAACGAGATTGAACAATACGCGTGTTTTCGGAATAATTAATTCGAGAAATTTCTTAAATTTGTCTGGGTCGTTGTTTTCATCGCTTAACAAATATTCCGTCTTATTTTTCAGATATTTTGCGTCATCAAATTCGACGGTTGTATTCAAATTATCTATAAATTGGGTAGTTATAGCCGTATTTTCTCGGAATAATTGCCAGTAATTCAAAAATTTCCTATTTAGATTTGTTTTATCGTAAATATTGGTCGATGGCAAACTTATATTCGAAAAGTAGACAACTGGTTCTTGTAATGTCAAAATGGACTTTACTGATATTAAATCATTATTTGTCATAGGAACAGTTCTTGTTTTGATTTTACCACCAGTAGTATCAGCCGTTTGAAGCTTAGACAAGCCCAAGTTATATCTGGATATTAAAAATCGTTTGCGTTTTATCGTGTCGTTTTTCGCAATAGAAGAGTAGAAATTGTCTAGATTATCAATGACCGTATCAAAATTCTCTAATACATTATTCACTGTTAATGCGTTGACATTATAATTTGTATTAAATGGAGTGAGGGACGGTTGTATTTTAGTCATATAAGTGGCATAATTATCGGCATTTGTTTCGTATAACTCGCGAATATCAAACTCGTTGATTCTGGATTGGGCTAGCGTTAAGGAGATAACATCCGGAACATCATTGTCGTCTTTGATGTCTAAATCGTACATTTTTTTAACATTTTGCGCAACGGGTAAGATCCAAGACAATTTATAATTCATATTATTTATCTTGTCGATCAATGGTCTGTAATTCGCCCCCTTAAAAATCGGCATATTTGCGTTGCCGTTTTGGTCAAATGATGAAAATTTGCTTCTTAATTGTTTGAAGCGTTCAATCATGATATGAATATTATTTAAAACATTGCGTGTGCGTTGGGCGTTTGGAATAGACGCTAACAAATCATCCAATAATTCATTTGTTTGAGTTTCAATACCATATCGTTTTTGCTCTTCGGGGACTTCAACAATTTGAGTAATTGCCTCTAATTGTGGGCCAAATTCGATTTGATCGGCTTCTAATATAATATCCTTAAGTTGCGCCTTTACTTTTTCCACTGGAATTTGAATAGAGGTTTCCATTAAATATCGTTCTGGCTCATATACTTCACCTTCTTCTTTACCTTCCCAGTCGGGTTCTGCTTCTTCTTCGCCGGCTTTACTCTCACCAATACCTTTATCCATAGCATTAGCATCCACAATTGGCTCAGTCGCAACAATTTTCTTAGCAATCTCTGGAGCATTACGGATAACAATTTTATCAATGGGGATATTTTCTGGAATACCTTTATATCCGAAATCAATATAAATCAATTCCTTATCTTCTTTCTCATTCAATAGTTCAACTTCAATCATATCTTCTTCTAAATTAGTAATCTGTCCGGTAATTGTTACTGGAAGATCGCCACCAAAATGAATATCTACCCAATTATTTGGAATGAGATTATTCTGTCTAGCATAACCAGTTGTGTCAGCACGGTTCAGAATAGAAATAGACTGAATACTTTCATCGGATAAATTGCCGTCAGCTGTAATATCAAGCGTATAAAGCTTCGTGGTATCTTCATCGATTATTTTGATTTTCTTAGTATTGATAAAATCAATTAGAAATATATGTTGGTTTAACTCTGAATTCGTGGGTGCATCAATTTGAATAATATCACCTAATTGTAAATAAATATTATTAGATGTAGCCATATTACTTTATATTTATAGTAGAAATTATTATGAATTACGAAAAAATTGATTTTAAAATCAATTAAAGAAATCAATATATAATAAGTAAGATGACGATGGCATATAGCTTAAATAGTATTCCACAGATTGACGGGTTGCTCTTCGATGCGGAGAAGAGAAGTGAAATTGCGAAATCACTAAATTTGAAATATAATGTGTGGAAGCATAAAAATGGAGTAACTTATCATATTCTAAAGTATGACAAAGATTGGTTAGTTCGTGAGTCTGTAAAATCGATTGGTCTATTGAGATCGCTCATATTTAAAGACGACGGAACCGTTGTGTGTTTTGCGCCTCCCAAGTCGTTACCCACTGATGACTTGAATATGAATGTGGACAAGGATAAAGGTGCCGAATATGTTGTTGAGAACTTTATCGAGGGAACAATGATAAATGTGTTTTATGAAACTGAAACAAATAGCTGGGAGATTGCTACACGTAGTAGTGTGGGTGGTGAAATGTGTTTCTTTATGGAGAATGGATACAAGGAAGAAAATACATTCAAATACATGTTTAATGAAGTATGTCAAGCGATTGGATTAAATTTAAATGATTTGAATAAGAGTTATGTATATAGTTTTGTGATGCAGCATCCTAGAAATAGAATTGTAAAGATTATCAAGGAAATGAGTTTGTACTTGGTTGATGTGTATCGCATTGAGAACAATAAGACGATTCATGTAGTTTCAACTGATAAGGATATTGCGGAACTTGGTTTAACAAACAGCCGAGTTTATTTGGTCACTCGTGTTCCTTTAAAAAATGATGACGATTTGAATAGATGTAAGCAAGATCTAGTATCTATGAATACACCATATGACACAGTGGGTATTGTCATTAAGAATAACATGGGAGACCGATACAAGTTTAGAAATCCTACTTATGAACATGTGCGACAATTGAGAGGAAATCAACCGAAGCTTCAGTTTCAATATCTTAGTTTGAGGCAGTCTGGAAAGGTAGGTGAATATCTACAATATTACAAGGAGCATAAGAAGGCATTTAATGATTTTAGAAATATTATTCACGCTTACACGAATGAACTACTGAGCAATTATATTCGTTGTTACATTAAGAAGGAGAAGGTATTGAAGGAATTTCCCGAAAAGTACAGAACCCATATGTATAAGCTTCATCATGAGATTTATTTGAAGACATTGATGCCAGAGCAGAAATATGTGAATAAGGATGTTGTGATCAAGTATTTCAACGAATTACATCCGGCGAAGCAAATGTTTGTCATGAATTACGATGTGAGAAAGAATCATCGTGATAATGAGAGGAATAACGAACTTGGAAATGCTGATGATGTTGTTGCGCCGGCTAATAACGTGACGGATGATAGCAATATTGGAGACGACGATAAGATGGATGTTGAAACAACTAATGAACAAAATTAGATACATTTACTAAAAAACAAAAAACAAATGTAAACAACACAAAATAAAGTAAAAC